GGAAAATATCTTAAAACCAAATTTTATTTATTAATCCCACTACTTTAGACATATCATGGGATGTGCACACACAAACTAAAAGTTCAGACTTCTGTCTGGAATTCATTTCGAAGAAGCAGTTTACTTCTAACTCCTTCTCTACCCCCAGTGACTTCACCAATATTCAGAATGGAATTCCCTTTGCTTATATTTGCGTCAATTATTTTGTGCTGTCTACTGATGTTGGCAGCATGTATTTCCTTGTCTGGGGGAGTGTATTTGCATCCACCTTCAGGAACTAAAGCATTTGGGTGTCCAACTCCATGGAAGAAGTCAAATGCAGCGTACTTTGTATCTTCATGAAACCCACTTGACCTCCAGTTTGCTGGAGCAACTAGATTTTCAATAGACCAGTCATAAATTATGTTTGCAAAGAAAGCATTGCATTGCCTCAGAGAGCACTTTGATTCTTTTATTGAGGCCACTAAATCAGACAATGAACACCCAGGGATTTTGGATTCTCCGGCTGGTTCCAGAAACGGGCTGCTCCCATTTGAGTGACAGTAAGCAGCTAGCTCTATCAGGGCTATTTGTATGGTTTTTTCATCAGTTTTGTAATTTCTCTTCAGGATATTTACAAGACTGGTTGCTTGAACGCTATCCATCACATTCAGACTTTCAGGTTCAAGCTTCAGTTCCTTGATAGCCTCCTTTGTTATTGAGCCAAGTGGATTTTTTGTTTTCTGAACTGCTTCCATTTCCTTTCTTGGTGGAACATCAGGCATCTTGAATTACTAATCAAACTATCTCAACAACTAACCAACTTATTTATCAACTATCAGACAACTCTAACTTAATCTATGATTAATAGCCTTAACACTCTTGGCAAACTCTATGAACTTCTCATCAAACACACAATTGAAAAACTTCACACTTTCACCAGTGATTATCACACTACAGCCTTCTGGTCGAATATTAATTATGTTGTTGACAATGTGGAGAGTTGCAAGTACCAATAATGACCCTGCGATTACCCAAACGACTTGATGCATAGATGGCAAGAATTAGAAGAAATACGAGGATGGCAGGGTGAAACAGTGACCCAGTGGTTCGTAGGAGATTGTTTCCTGGAAAGTTTTTCTGTGGTGAACAGTAATTTATTTTCTTTGAACCATCAATGTAAGTGCCACCATGAGGGAGACTATGTATGTTGTCACCAACGTGTGGGAGGTTACTTTTAGTTAGAAAGAATAAGATCACTCCAATTGTGACTGACACACACACTGGTACTATTTTCCCGGAAAAGTTCTCTGGTTGTCTTAAACTCATTGGTGGGCTCTAATAGTTAAGCAGGAAGTTGATCTTGTTGCACAGCAATAGAATTCTAGACGTTTGGATTCAACTTTAGGGTCACCTAACACAAACAGGGTTACTTTGTCAAATTCTTGCCCCTGAACTTGGCAAGGGAATTTTGCCTCTATTGAGTAGCTAGCTAGATAATCGAAGACTTCTCTTTGATAGCAGAGAACTTGACCAGTTGGCGCAGGGCCGAAGAATTCTTCTATGTCTAAAACACCTGGTTTAGTTCCCCTAATTTGATGATTCCCAAACTCATGTAGAAAAGAGCAAATTTTGGCAGGTACTCGTTCAGTTGTCTCCTTAATGTAATGGGCTGCTAGTGGCTGGATACTTGATATCTGACAGGGATCAGCAAATATGAAATCAAATTGGTCAAGCTCAACCTCTCTCAGTAAGTATTCATCAAGTATGTTGACCCTCCCCTGATCAATCTCCTCAACTCTAAAGCTCCTGATTCTGTTGCTGGATAAGTTTGGGTTATCCTCAGCTGCTAATGTGAAAGCTTGGGTGTTTGGGATTTTGGTGATAACTCCTCTGATGAATGTAGATTTTCCCGCCCCGGCTACAGAATGGACAACCACTGGTTTTGAAATTTGATTTATTGTTCTAACAAAGCCAGATTCTAATAAGTATTCATGCACTCTATTCATTATTTATCAACAGCGTGAACACTTTACTTAACAGACTCAAATACCTCTCGCACCCAGCTTTTCAGCTTACATTTGTTTTGCACAACAGTTCTAACACACAAGTACTGGCTAGCTTGTTCTTCTTCGCTCATGAGTAGAATCCCGTTCTCTGAAAGCTTATAAGCATAGGAAACTTCAATTGCATAATTTTCCAGGCAGTCATCAAAGGTTCCTCTCTCCTTTGAAATTTCGAATCTTTCTAACACCAACTGTGGTTTTTTATATATCCCATGCTCAGTTAAAACCCAGCCACAAAATGAAGCCTCCCTTTTAATTTCCACTTTCGCTTTTAATTTCAGTTTTGATAGGAGATCCTCAAAATCAGTTTTCACAATTAAAGCTTGATTTGCACACATATCGTCTCCAGCAAAGCAAATACTTTCTTTACCATTCAATTTGTACCTCAAAAATGTAAAGGTCATGTTGGCTAGTGTATTGAATAAAAAGGTTCCGGCTTCTCCTGTGAATCTCATGACTGCAAAATTTCCAAGTTTTGAATAGAGATTGACCTTGATAAAAATGTAATCTTCAATTAAGTCCTCAGGTAGCAGTAAGTACCTCATAAGTGCGACCTCAAAAGCCATTATATTGACGTCTTGTGATGCATCAAAGGCTTCATAATCAGACTCTGTACATAATCCTTTAAATCTTTGTCTAATCACCCAATCGTTAAGTTCATCAAAATTTTTTCCATTGTGAATATAGTAATTTTTAGGAAGCACTTCATTGACCTTTTTCTCTATATATCGGATCCATGGTGCAAACCTGCACAACACTATGTGAGAGAAACAAGCGAGAGTTTGGCCAGCCTTTGCATCACAAAATCTTTTTTCATATTTTGTACATAACTGACTCTTCATAAAAATGAAAGCTTCCTTTACATCCCAATC